TTAAGGTTCTACAGGCGCCTGCGCAAGTCTCATACGTGCATGGGCCTTTGCATAGCGGAGATAAAGACATGACACCTCCTGTATTACAACTGCCTGTGTATTGCGTACTGCCGCCTTCTTCATGTCAAGCACATTACGGCCCCAGGAAATATGGGTACGCTTGTTGAGATACTCCGGATCCATTGCGAAACCGCAATCTTTCATGCCGTTTAAGTCAAACAGCTCATGATGTATGGTAAGCACCTCGCCGAAGTCCGTATCCCACGACTTGAATTTAAGATTCCATATCTCAACCGTCTCCTTCAGACGGAACTTGTCACTTTCAATCTTGGAGAAAGCCGCAAGCATATCACTGCCACAGAAAAGTATCTTCTTCTTATTACCGATGCCTGTTCCGACAAACAGTTCCTTAGTTATGTCAACAAGGTCATTGTCTGTGATAACTGCACATTTCTTATCAGCATTCCATGTACCGACCTCGATATCTTTACCGGCCATCCACCAGATACCACCCGTAAACCATGTAAGCATACCCTCCTTCGTCGCATGTTTCATCTTATTCTTCACGCCAAACAAGAACGTATTCTCCATTGCCAGACGCATATCATAGATACCATCCTCTTCAAGGTCTGAGAAATCCCACTTGACCTCCTTCTTTGCAAGTTTGTCAAATGTCGACTGCTCAATCTGAATCATGAAGTTCTGACAATACTGAGTCTCCGGCATAGGTATGTTGTTGAATCGACCGGTCTGTACATCAAGCTCACCGCAAGCCTTGCCCATGCGCACAAGGGTCGTTCCCTTAGGTATATCCGGCACAAGGTCTGCCTGCTTTGTCGTGGCGTTCCATTCACCGTTTACGGCATAGACCACAGGTATCTGAGAGTTTTCATTCTTGCCACATACGCAGAGAATCAGGTCTGGCACATTGTCACCTTCAGAGTCGTATTTCTGACCGTTCTCCATATAGACACCTTTCACTCCGACAACTCGGATAGTATCGTCAAGCGTGAACATCGAGGCATCATCCACAGGCAGAGGAACACTTGCGCCGGATGTCTGCTTGGATACCGCTTCTGTCAGCGTACATTTGATAGGTCGAGTGCCTACACTGTAATACTTGATCTCAAAGCTGCCACTTGATTCAGATTTGGCATATCGGCTAATCTGGTCGATAGGTGTAGCCATCGGTCGGATTTTGATGATACGGCTGTCAATTTCCTGTGAATAGAAATTGGGGTCTCCATCATCACGGCCCTGTGTCTCGGTAGCGATACCGTCAGTACCTCCGGTACCGTCTGCACCGGAATTAGTTTTGCCCGCATCGGGCAGATTTGCCGCCTCTGCCATCATCACACCCGAAGATGCCCCCACCACTATGGTGACTAACGCAAGCATGAAGTTGAACAGAAAGCGAGCTGCTTTACTTACTGCTGTTTTCATTGTTTTGTTGATTAAAAATTAATTGATTATATGACTATCTCCTTTGTATACGCTTCTCTCCACCACGCTCAAATATGCTCCGGCGACCACTGTCATAACGGTCAAGTGCTCCCAAATCTCGCTTGGGACGGCTCCCGACACCCTGACCATTCTTACCGTTAAGCGCCACTGTTCCATCTCCCTGTTTACCCTTGCGAAGTTTCTCCTCGATTTTGGCATTGCGCCCGGCTACTTCACCCTCCATCTGGGCCTGCTCTATATCCGAGTCATAGTTCTGAGCCTTCAATATCATCTCTATGGATTCAGGCGCGATTTTGCCAAGTATGAAATCTCCACATAGTTTTGATAAGGCCGTCACCGCATTGTCAATGTCATCATCACTAACACCACTCTTCGACGCCCAATCTTCAATAGCCTGTAGACTCGCAGGCAGATTCTTCTCATACTGTGCGTCATATTCATCATTCTTGGCAACCCGCTCGGCAAACTCCTTGTTTGCCGTTTCTATCGCTTCAAGTTTCTCTGGGTCTTCTATTGCTGAAAGAATATCCTCCTTACCATAAATGCGTATCAGCGCCACTACAGGGTCATTACCGTTTTTCCATTCCATCATCAACCGTGCCGACTTCGGATTGGAGGTAAACATATTGGAAAAGGATTCCTCGCGACTCTGACTCTCCGCCAGACGCTTGTCGTAATCATCGTAATCATCGTTGATTTGACCAAAAAACGCTTCATCGTCATCAAAGTTCCGCTCCGGATATTTTGCCTTCATGCGCTCCATTGTCATGTCGCGTTTGCTCTTAACTGTATTATTATCAGGCATAAATTGGGATTTATTAATTTATACTTTTTCCAATTGCAAATATATGCCCAAAATGAAAGCATACTCTTATATCTTTTTACTCACGTAAAAGCTAATTTTGGAATAAAGGGAAAAGTAATGGCTAAGATTATTGGAAGTACTTTAGAATATTCCGACGAGCGGATTTCAGCTCTAATGATAGAATACGAGCGATACATCGCTTCATGCCCATATATCCGTATGTCTGAAGTATTTCAGCACATAGTCAATCAGCCATGCCGACGGTTTTGGGTCAGCGAAATCAGAGCCGCAGTTGTAATCGCCAACATGATGAAAGGCAACAATCTGGAAAATATGCACTCTGCAAAGAGAGAAATGTTCCGAGAGATTTTCAATAGAGTCTTGAGCCTTCGCAGTCGAAATCCTCGAATGTCATTATATCAGCTCGTCTCAATAGTAATCCGACAACCGGCTCCCAAATTCTACCTCTCACCAAGTTCCGCTAAAATCATGTTCTACAAAGCAAGAAAACAATGGTACAAACGAAAAATGCTAAGACTGCAGCCTTAATTATGGTGATGGCCATTATCCTATGCTCATTTGTTTATAAGCCCGATTGGGCATTGGTCGGCATCGCAAAAGGCTCTGCATTCACCGGGCGACTGGCATACCCCATATTCCATGCATCTCCAATTCATGCCATTGTAAACTCATGGTGTCTGCTAAGCATCGTTTTTATTTACCATATTACAATATGGAGAATCCTTACCGCATATATAGTAGCTGTGCTTGTGCCGGAGTTTCTGTTGTCGGACGTGCCTACCGTTGGATTATCGTGTGTATGCTACACACTACTGGGCTCACTGATATTTGATGTGAAACGGAAACTCTATTTCAATGCCTGCATGGCGCTGTATATTGCGGTAGGCTTCTTCTTCCCGGCTGTAAATGCCGTAATCCATATATATGGCTATCTCGCCGGGCTTATCGTCGGCTTGCTAAATGCCCCGCTGTCATGCTTCCGCCTCAAGAAATAAATGATGAGATTAAGAAAGCCATCGCAGAGATAATCAAGGAGAATAAGCGGAGACTCGATGCAATCAATGTCCCCTTCAATCCTGTGACCGGGTTCGGCTCAGTCGGAGAGAGGGTAAAAGTGGTTATAAACGGTTTCCCGATTCGCGTTCAGTGGATCCCTGTCAAGATGATGTCCGTCCCTTTGGTAAAAAAATTGGTTGAAGCAGGCAATCTCGACAGATTTATAACGGATACGATTACTGAGGATTACACCGATGAGGACAGGCTGAAGGTAATAGATGCCTTTGTTCGCATCCGTTCCCGCCATGACTTCCCATTTTGGGCTGCCACGTTTGTCACGATTCAGTCAAAAGAGCCTGGCGAAGGTGAGATACCTTTTAGGCTCACACGTCCGCAACGTCGGTTTGTCGCCAAACTGGAAGAAATGCGTCTTGCCGGACGTCCTATACGCCTTGTGCTTCTGAAGGCTCGTCAGTGGGGTGGCTCCACCACCTCGCAGATTTACATGTGTTGGCTTCAGCTCGTTCATAAGGTCTCACTAAACTCCGTCATTGTAGCGCAGACTAAAAAGACATCGTTTGCTATCAAGGCTATGTATGACCGCGCCTTGAAATACTATCCCCTCGCTATGATGTATCCGCAGGGTACGTCTTTCTCCGATAAGGAACCTAAGATGGTCAATGTAGGTCAGACCGGAGACTACAAGCAAATTCCTCAGCGCGACTGTACTATTACCATTGCGTCATACGAAGCGCCCGATGCACTCCGAGGCGATGCATACTCGCTCGTCCACTGTTCCGAGGTCGGGCTGTGGGCCCCAACTGAAAAGAAGTCTCCCGAAGCGGTAGTGCGCTCTGCCTGTTCCGGTGTCCTTCTCCGTCCTTATACCATGATTATTTATGAATCAACGGCCAACGGTACAGGCAATTTCTTTCAAGAGGAATACGACAACGCCAAGGCTGGTAAGTCTCAGTTTGATGCCCTATTTATTTCGTGGTTCGATATTGACCTGTATTCCGCTCCCATTCCCAATGATGAGATTTGGACGTTTGCCGAGTGGCTTTATACTAATAGGCTCAGCTCCAATGTTGCCTCTAAGCGTGAGGAACCGGGCAAATATCTATGGTGGCTCTGGAATCAAGGAGCTACGCTTCAAGGCATAAAGTGGTATATTGGCGAGAGAGCCGGCAAAAATTCTCATGAAGTAATGGCTGCGGAGTTCCCGACTGACGATGTTGAGGCATTCGTTCACTCTGGAGCCAAGGTCTTTGACAAATATAGGGTGGAAGCGATGAAGAAAACATGTAAGCCGCCTAAGCATATAGGCGATGTGTATGCCGACCGTGATACAGGAAAAGAAGCATTCCGCAATGTTCGCTTCTCGGAAGATGCGCAGGGTGAACTATGGGTTTGGGCATTGCCGGAAATAGACCCCGATGAGATTGTTACCAATCGTTATCTTGTGGTCGTTGATATCGGTGGTCGTTCACATAAGGCAGACTGGTCTGTTATTGCTGTGTTCGACCGTCTCTTCATGCAGGAGGGAGGCAAACCTGTGGTTGTCGCTCAGTGGTACGGACATATAGACATTGACCTTCTCGCATGGAAAGCCGGACAGATTGCCGCATTCTACGACAACGCCCTCCTTGTTATTGAATCCAATACGCTTGAGACCCACGATAAGGAAAGGCAAGTGGACGGCGACCAGTCCCAGTTTGTCCTGAATCAGCTCGGAGGAGTATACGACAATCTATATGCACGTTCCTCCCCGGAAGATTCCATCGTGGAGGGTATGCCTGTAAAGTATGGATTCCATACCAATATAAACACAAAGCCGATGGTTATCACCACTCTCGTCAAAGTAGTCCGTGAGGCTTCCTATGTTGAGCGCGACGAGCGGTGTCTTGATGAATTTCTCACTTATGAAAAGAGACAGAACGGCTCTTTTGGCGCAGTAAAGGGAAAACATGATGACCTCCTGATGACCCGAGCCATCGGGCTTCAAATCTGCTTCTTTGAGATGGAGATGCCAAAAATACTGCCGAGAAAAAAGAAAATAAGCAATCACCGACGTCCGGTATCCGCTGCATCAATTTAACAATATATATAGTTAGACACTATGAACATCTTTCAACTAATTGACAAAGTCACTCTGCATGGCAGAGAATTATTCGCCTACCTCCGTCTCCGTGAGGCTGTCAGCAAAGCCGACGAGGCATATCGCCGGACAGGAAAACGCCACTACGTAATGCCATCTTTCGGAGGTGACCGTAAATTGCTCGTAATGGACCGCACTAACTTCCGTATCCTAAAGCGGAAAGGTTATATAACAGACAAGGCTCTCGTTCATGACATGATGCTGGAGTCGTTCTATTTCACTCCGCATCGTGACGGCTCCGGGTGGCTTAGTGAGAAAGACCGCCGTAAAAAGGTGCGTCAATATTTCTCTTGGTATGCCGCAGAAACCAAGGCGGCAAAGGAACGTAAATATGCTGCTAAAAAACGTAAAAAAGAAGAAAAGAGAAATGGGCAGATACAATGTAAAAAGTAAACAAGACCTTTCGGGAATTGCCACACTTACAAATGACTCTATAGCTATTGACAATATCCGTGCTTTGCAAAAACAACTTAAAAAGGAATGTGCGCAGATTACAGGAGTGCCTAAGTCGGCATTTTCTCCGATGAAATGAGATGAGAAATGGCGAATGATTCTAAATGTCATTCGCCATTTCTTTATGCCGCGTTCCTGTGTCCGGTCATTGCGTTGTATGCCATGTTGACTGCGCCCATGTTTGCACCTTGCTGAACCTGCTGTAATAGCTCCTGCGGCAGATTCCCTGGCGCCTGCCCCTGTTCCAATTGTTCCTTCTGACTTTGCAGAGACTGCAACAAATCGTCTCCAAACGGAAAATCGCCATGCTGAAGAAGCTGTTCGGTTGAGATTGCATGTGCTTGCCACAACTGCATGAGAATATCATTCGCCATCTGACGATAGGCCGGAGTTGCCGTACTCTCAATGATACTCAAGTCAAACATCACATCTCGTATCTTCTTCGGGTCATAAACAATCTGGACACCCGTCTTACCTGCAATATTGAATACCCGCTTCGTGTCATAAAACTGCTGGATATTCTTCACATCCTTATACGCCCCGTCCCTCACAAACGACGAATATGAATCAAGTATATCCAGAAGTGCCAATGTCGCATTCTGAGTCTCCTGATTATATTTGGCTGCACTCGTACCGGCATAACCCGGCTTCCCCTGCAATGCTCCATTCACACCGGATATTTCTTCAAAAAATTTCAATTGAAGATTAAGAAGTTCGACAATGCCGATATTGGTGCAATTGTTGGCGAGTTGTTGAGGTATCGGGACTCCCGGCTTAGGCTTGAAGAAGATTACACCGTTGGAGCGGCTCCATTCATCGGCTATATCTTCCATGCTCATACCGTCCGGTTCACTGCCTTCGGGGAACATAAGAACGCCTTTTGCGCTTGACTTCATTATCCAATCATACATCGTGATGAGACGATTGGTATATCGCTGTTGGTCGATAACGTCTGCAACGAAGGAATGGATTTCTCCGTCAATGAATGGGTAAGCCTTGAAAACGTATGGGTGGCTCTTATGCTCATAGGGAGTCTCACCCTCACGGAGTATGTCTCCGAATGGAGAAAGATAATAAAAGTACCAATAATTATCCATGAACCATGTCGCTTGAATGAGTGGAACTTCCTCTTCCGCCATGCCTTGTGCCAATCCTCTCTGTATTCGGTCATTGTTCACTTCCTCTACCATCTCATAATAGTCCTCGATTTCTATCTTATATACATCGCCATTATTATAGTCATGGCAGCGGTATCTCGGCTTTGTTTCCTTGCGCCATACTTCAATTACACGGCATCGGGTAGGATTGCTTGTGAAAAGGAAGTCTATATTTTCAAGTCGGCTGTATCCGAATTGCTCTCCAAATGTGCGCAGTATTCCACGATTATGAGCGAAACTATATATATTGCGGAAGTTCTTGACATCTTCCGGTGACTCTGCAAAACAAGCACATAATGCTTCAAAGCTGACATCATGTACTTCGCCAACCATACTGACATCCCAACCCCGGAAATCACGCATATTACTGTCAATAAAAAAATTCTTCGGATTCACATAATCCGTCCAACAGTCAAGCATATTATTCTGCCAGCCATACCATTTACGTTGCACGGCAAAACCGCTGATAAGATACTCCTCCATAGTCCTGGCATTCATCTCTGAATTCTGATTCAGCTGCATATTGTATTGAAGCACAGTGCTCATGGTTTCACCAAGTTTCTGCTCCTCCCGGTCTCTGGCAACACAAGTCGGCTCTTTGGATTGACTGCGATATACACCAAGCACCTGTTTCACCAATCGATGTATATGATTATTCACAAGCGGTATATTACCCTGCTCCTTGATATAATCCTCCTCTGTCATCTGCTTGCCGTCGACACACACTATATCACTCCACTGCTTGCCGAAAGTATAATTCTTATTACGCTCCCGTTCCCGGCGAAAACGGTCCATATTGCTCCAATAGCCCTGTGCCTCCATCAGAACATCAAAGGCTCTGCGGCTTCCGTTGTGGAACTTGGAGTAGGCTATGCTGTCATATTGTTCATCGTTTTTAGGACGAACACGACTCATGCGCAATATTTTATCTTTTTTGTTTCCTGCCATTGCTATAAAGATTTATGAGTGACGCAACCTTCAGCTCGCAATCAGCGCAGGGCGCTTGTCGGGCTTTCGGTCCGGTGCGCCTCTGGTTGCGTCTGATTGCAAAGATAATTCATCCATGCGTCACTCTACTGTTATCTATTTACTTACCGACATCGTGAAGTTCATCTACAAGTTCACGCATGGTTGAAAAGAGTTCTTCCTGCAACTCTTTTTTTGCTTCGGGATTGGTTTCCTCCTTTATTTCCTCTCGAATTGCATCTATATCCGGCTTATACTTTTCAAATATTTCAAAGCGTAGATATTCGGGAGAGTTGTAAAGAAAATCTACTCTTTCAGCGTAACCAAGTATTCCATCGTCTGCTGCATTTTCGTATTTCTTGCGCAGACGGTTGGTCTCCTCATACTCTGTCAAGTATTTGTAATACTCGTTTTGGAGTTTACGGTTTGCCGTGCGTTCGTCTCCGGATTTTATAACACGGTTGGCGAGAAGCATATTGCGCCATTCAAACTCTCGCGTACCTAAAGCTGTTTCGCCCATCTTCTTTAGTTTCCCGGTTGTGCTGACAGCACCGCCGAATGTTCCCGAAAGAAGATATTCAAGTTTAGCCGGATTGATGTCTATCGTCCCTTTTTTATAGTCATTGCCTCCACTTGTTTCATTGAGCCATCGTGTGAAAGCCACAAGATGTTGGTCTGCGCTCTGATATGCTTTCGTCCATTCTGGATCATTCTTGTTATAAGGGGTATCCTTATACACCGGAAGTCCTGTCCAGCCTTTGTTCAAGATATAGGCTTCGGTCATAGGCTTGAATGCACTTGGTATGAACGGAGATATGCCGCCTCCACCCTCAAGCATATCAAGAGGCATTACTTGGCTGATTTGTGATGCCATCTGACGAGTCAGTTCCGAATTACTGTATCGCTCGTTCCCACTGATTACTCCACAGGCAAGTTCTCCCATACCATATATGGCACGATATTCGATAGGAAGAGGAATAGTTATCCATTGTTCCCCTGCTTTGAAGCATATGTTACTGCGGCGCACATATTCCGGAAGATTGTAATATGCGTTCTTATCATCATCGTCACCGTCACCACCGCCAAGCATTTGAGCAAGAAGGGGAATGACATAGCCGAGTGTGAATAATGCAGTGGTACCCCCAATGGCTTTGCCCGGATTGCGCTTCCCTGCACGTCCGAAATTGGTCATGCCTTGAATACCTGCGTTCCAAAAGACGAAGGCTATTCGTCCGCCGCCTCCGAGATACGAGCCTAATTTGCCTAAGAATTTCTGTCCGGTTGCATTTACAAATTTGCCACCGCTACCTTTCTTGTTGAAATTCACACTCACTTCTTTTGCGTCATAGATGCTTCGGTCAAGTGTTCGACCCATCTCACGAGAGGTAAGGAAAGCTGCGAAACGTGCGCAGTTTTCGGCACTTCGATTCAGCAAATCAAGTTGCATACCTAATGCGTTCCATGCCTTGCGTCTGGTGCTACCTTGTTTCTTCAGTTCAGAAGCAATGGTTCGCTTGTGTCCCTCGATGTCTTTGACTGAGGTATAGCCTGTTTCTCCTCCATTCAACATAAATTCCTTGAACATCTTTTCAAGGTAATTACTGTCGCTGAGATTATCATTCTCCCATTTTGACAGTAGCCTACGGAGTGTAAGAGGATTGACCTTGCCAAAGTTTTTATGGAAGCGAAGGGCATATCGAGGATTCTCCTTGACCCATGTCATGCAGTTGGAGTAAAGCATATCTCGCATGAAGTTGCTGACAACGAAATCCGGGTTACGGGTAGTATAGAAAGCACTCAAATGACGGTTAACATATTCTCCGAGTTTAAGCATATTTCCTATGACACCGCCCATCTCCACGTTGGGGTTGGTAAGTCCGTTCAATGCCTGCGCCGCCCTTGGATTGCCGTTTATGGTTATGACATAAGTACGCCCGTTACGCTTTACCAATACTTGATGTTCGTTGAGGTTGCCACGCACGACCTTGTAAGGGATGTTTCTTGCGTCACCTCCCTTTTTATACTTGTCAGGTTCTGCTGTCCTCAGTGCTTCCATCTTTGCCTCAAACTTGGCTATCTCGCTCTCAACCTCAGCGTGGGTCATGTCCGGTTGCAGGTCTGCAAATACAGGCTCCCATTCGTTTGTGACATCATTGTGCTGTAGCCACATCTCATTGACGCTAACGAGGTCACTCGGATTACCATGCACGAAGTTGAGGAACCGCTGTTTCATGATGTTGCGGTTACCTTGACGGATTGCGTCATCTGCCATCATCGCAATGGTTGCGATTGGATCATCGGCTTTGCTCTCACGTCCCTCTGCTGTTTTGAACACACTTCCCATGAGTGGACCATCTTTACTTGTAAGATAGCCATAGACCTCATCGCTTGTAGTCTCGTCCCATCCGCGAAGAGGAATATAGAAATCATACATACCAAGAACCTTGTTGTAGGTATCCTCGCTGATTAGACCGCTGAGATAAATTTTTTCAAGAGTGGCATTTGTGGCTTTCTTCACATTATCCCACAACTCGGCAGTATCATGGTCTGATTCATAATCATCCACCATCTGCTGGGCAACGGTCTCGGCTACCTGCCAATCGTCCTCTCCGGTAAGACCACAGAGTCCGGCGAAATCACGCTCGGTATCTTCTCCGTTGGCGGCAGCTTCATTGCGCATATACTCATTACGTTCCAGACCATGCTTCGCCATCATGTAGTCCGTAAGGATACGACGGTCAAGCTCCTTGCTTCCGCAAAGTTTATGGATGCTATCAAGCAACGGCTTCATGAAACGACTGAAATACTGATGCTGTTCTCCATTGTTGGCACTGCTCATCCGGTTCTCATACAGGTATGCGTTCTCATACCCGGCAACATTCTCAATACGGGTATTGCTGCCAAGAATTGATTCATATAAGGTTTTGAGTCCAAGCATAGAATCCTGCGTTGCTTCACGAAATTGCCAGCTCCCACGGCTCAGCATCTTCTCATATACATCAGCCGCCAGTTTCCGGTCTCTTGGCGTGAAGTCCCCGTCACGGAATAGAACAGTATCTTCTCCTCCGTTGTTATTATTCTGCTCTCCGATAGTTGGATTCTCAAAATTTTCAACTATCTTTGTGGCATTATCCAAGTCAACATAGTCAAAGGCCACGGGATTCATTCGGAGCTTGGCTATGATGGCTTGGATTTCTTTTTTACCATCTACCCGAAGCAGTTTCCCTTCATTTATCCAGTTTATCCACTCATGATTATTCTTAGGGAACACATTCCTGATGCTGTTTATCTCCAATGTCACCCCCTTTACTGTCGGATTTATGGAGATTCCAACGAGAAATTGACGCCCTCCATCCTCTATTCCTATTATCAGATTCTGTGCTTTCCCCTTGTCGCCATATGAAAATATAGCCCAAGGCTTTTGGATGGCATTCACAAGATTTCTTACTGACGACAAATCATAAGCATGCCTCTCAAGATTCGATTTCACATTCAGCACTGATGCTGACAACCTTATTGGCAGACGAGCTATACCGGTTGACAGCAACTCCTTGCTCGGCATACCCATATTATAAACATGCCCTGCTGGTAAGGTCCCGTCAATCTGCATTTCAAGTTCCCTGTTAAACCGTTCGTTCAGCTCATACAGTTCTCCTGCCTCCGCCACTTTTCTCTCCGTAGCATCTTCTCTATGTCCGTATTCTCCCACTTGCAGCTTATACTGCATGGCCACATCCTCCGCTTCCCATTCAAAGGCACGGTAACGACCGGGATTAGCCAAGTTCTGATAACTACGCCAAAGGATATACCGAAGTTCATTGTCTCCGATGCTTCCGGGTTTTATGTGCTTGAACCCTGCCTTGAAAAGCATATCAATGAAGAATCGCTTGATTTTGTCAAACCATCCACTGACACGTTCCTCTGCCCGGTCAAACTCTGTCTCCTCGGCAAGTCCGGCAAGATATTCCTCAGTAGCAACTCGCCTGTTCCAACCGTTACGGGATGCCAACAGGTCTATCTGCTCCTTGATGCCATTGTCGGCGGCTTCATATACCTTATCAAGAAATTCGTCAAAATGTTCGCCAAGCAACTGACGCAAACCATGATGTGCGACTGCCTCATGGAGTATGGTAGCCTCCATGTCTGCCGCTGAATTATGATTGCCGACAACAACAGTGATTTTCCCGGTCTTGGTATCATACCATCCTTTGGCTCTCTGCTTCTTGCCTTTTAGGGAAGAAGCGTCTTCAATGACTTCGATGTCTATGCCAAGAACGGAAGATAGAGATTTGGCACGGTCTCGCATACGTTTACGCTCTCTTTCAGCAAATTGTTTCTGCTGTCGTTTCGTCCGGATGCTTTCACCCCAAGCCTTGCTCCACGGGTCATTCTCCATAGAAACCTCAGCATCCGAGTATGCGCCATATCCGTCACGCTCTCTTTGGGCAAACTGTGAGTTGAGTTCATTAATCTGCTCATCTGTTATTGCTCCGGTTTGACGTTTCTGAGGTTCATATCCTATACCTGTCTGCTTTGGAGGCTCCTCTTCACGAATGCGAAATCTGAGGTCACTATCGTCTTCAACATTGCGCTGAGAAGAATCGGTGGTTTCTGTCAACTTTGATTCCTCCAACACTGTCAGATTGAAAGGCGCACGGCTGAGCATATCAACAACTTTGGCAAGATTTTCCGGCAGGATATATCCTATCATATAGTTGCCCTTGCTGTTGAAATTATGACCGTCAATGAGCTTCAATAAATCCGTGTGCATGGAGTAGATTCCTCCGCGTTGCTTTGACTTCGGTACTTTAAGCTCATACTCGCCCCGGTGCTTCCAATCAAAATCAACTCTCTCAATCTGCACGTCTCCATTCTCACTGACAACTGTTATGCCGTCCTGTATCTGTTTCAGACGTGAGCGCAAAGGTACACTGCTGCGGAGGTCGGTAGGCTTGAAGTTTTCACTCATGAGAATGCCCTGCCGGGTATTGCCGTCATTGGTGGAGAAACTAATAAGGTTGCCCTTAGTCTTTTCTCCCTTTTCAGTGTCAACGAGTGCTTGAAGTAGATTGCCTGTGATGATATGGCGTGTCTGACGTGTTTTGGTGGGAACCTTACTGTCCCAATTATCCATTGAGATAGCATTGATCTCCTTTGGCGAATATCGGAGTGCTGTATCAGTGCATCGTATAATAGTTTCTATGGCCTTATCGTTAAGGGCAAGTTCTACCTTTCTTCTTCCGTCAAGTGTGGCGAATATGGCGGTCGATGAACCAAGGGTGTAACTCTTATTGAACTTGAAGCCAACGAATGTGCCGAAAGTCTGTGTAAACATATCGGCTGTGGCCTGTTTCAAATCCTGCGGAACGACATAGATGTGTCCGGCTCTTAGTCGGCTGAGAAGATGCGTGATTTGGTCGCGGACGTTGTTTATTTCCTCACGCCGCCTATACTGCTTCATTTCCTCTTTGTCCTGCGCTTCTTTGGCAACAACATCCGCAAGAGACTCTATCTCTTGGTCGCTGAATGTGTTTTCCCCTTTGGCGCGTGCCTTGAGAGCATCCTTGACGGATTTCTCCCTGGCTTTGGAAACTCGCGATTCTCCGGTTTCCTTCATCTTTGCGACTGCATCATCAGCTTTGGCACTGAAGAAATTATTGACTTCTTCAATCTTCTTGTCGGCATAACGGCCCCAATTAAGTTCACCATCCTTCATGCCATAGCGCGTTTGGTCGTACTCGGCAGCGGTGGTTAGTTTATCGCCCATGAGTTTACGGGTCATATCCTCTATCTCTGTGCGCTTCATAGGCTTTTTAAGCACGTCAACTTCCACTTCTTCAACATAAGTGTTGTCAGCGAAAGCGTTGCCGCTGCCGGGGTTCTCTCCATTATGCCATATTTGTTTGCTCTTGGTCTCGGCTCTCAATGGCATTGTGGTGATTTCAAGGTCATTCTCTCCTGCGTCGTCAAGAAGCTGTATCTTCACTTTATACGCCTCTGTAATCTCTTTGAAGATTTCGTCCTGTTCCTCCACAGAAAGGAAGGCAAGATAGCGGGAGATTTTTCCTGCACAGTCTGACTTTTGGGAGGAGTCCTCTTTTTCAGATGTGCGGGCTGCTCCGTCCTCGTCTTTATCCTGTAGCATTTTAAGAGGGTCTCCAAGACGGTCTGAAAGTTCCGGATGCTCTTTCATGTATTCCCATACCACTTCATCACCGTACTTGTTGAGGTAATCAACAATCTCCATTTCATTAAACTTCGATTTCTGCGATGATGTGGTGTTGGCGTCGAGACTTTTCAACTTAGCCTTAAACATCATTTGGATTCTCTGCTCTGCCGGAATCGTGGACATGATGTATTCATATCGACCTCTGACTACCTGTCCGCTTCGGTCGATACGTCCTCTCATCTGAACCTCATCGTTGATGTCGCTTTGGAATTGAGCGAATACCATGACACGCTGACGCTGATCCTCAAACTTGCTTGAGGCGTGAAGGGAGATTCCTGTAGAACCGGATTTATTTATCATGAGTACATCGAGCTTCCCGGCATTGAAGTCGCGCATGGCGGCTTTCTTGTCGCGGTCTTTCCTGCCCTCTACAATGTAGCGTCCATCTTCAGTGCGGTTCAGCTGTGTGGTACGTCCTGTTATTTCGGCTACTGTGTATCCTGCCTCCTCTATCTTCATGCGTATGGCATCCATAGGAGAGATAGGCAGGTCTGCGCTGAGGTTCATGATTTTTCCCTTGATGGCATTGTATGCAGCCTGTCCCTCCGGCGATAGCTGCCCCACTGTAATTTGACCTCCCTCACTGTTCTGGTCTGCATCATTTTCGGTAAATCGCATAACTCCATCGAGTGCCCTCATCAAAGTAAGAGAGAAGTTTGGCACTTCGTCCATGGCTACACCTTTCGGTGCAGAGGCAAGAAATCCCTCCATTGTATTGGTGAAGCTGATTACAGGCTTGAATCCGTTGCTGAGATTTTCTATTACCCGGTCTGCCACTGCATCTACTTTGAGGGCGAAGAGTAACTGATTGACGAGATTATACATCTTGGAGGCAAAAGGAGTATTCCTTACGCCCATATCCTTAGTGCCTTGTGTCTGTCCTACGGTGCCTCCCGTCTCGGCAGCATCTTCATTCATGCCGTCTATGATAGGCTTGATGAAGTCATTTTGGAAATTCCGGATACTGTTGAAGATGTTGGCTACCTCGTTAAACTGCTCTCTCTGCTTGCGGTCCGTCTCTTCCTCTACGCTGAGCCAATCAATGGTGACACCCTCAAAACTGCGCTCCCTGCGTATCATCTGACCGGACTCCACCAACTGCTTTGACATGATTTCCTGCAAGGTCACGCCCCCTTTGGCGATAGCCTCTATCAGTTCGTTGACGTTCACCCCTGCTTCCGCTATGGCTGTGCGCTGTGCATAGATAGGCATATTGTCGGCTCGTTTGGCAAACGTTGCAGAAAGGAAAGTAACGCCGTATGCCCCGGACGTTAGCATCTGCATATATCGTCCGCAACCGCTGTCACCCCCTACAGTGTGGCTCTCGTCAAGTATGGCGATATTGCCTTCACCGGGGGCTACGCCCATGGCGAGACGCGCAAGTGCATCGCGTCTTGCCTGTCCGTTGTAGTCGGCTGTGGTGTAGCCCTTGCTCTTCTTCGGAAGTTTTCGGGCTTCGGTGTTCCATGTGCCATCTTCATTTTGCGAGTAGTCGGCTGTGCCGTTCTTGATTTGGTCATAGGTGGTAAGCACATAGTCATACTCTTTCGGCAGTTTGCCGTTCTGCATGATGTAGTCGAAGACGCGCTCCTGTTCCTTTTTGGAAGGGAGTTTATGGACTACGTTGCCGTTGGCATCTACAATATTTGCATCTTTGGGGTTGGAGGCAATGATGAACGGACGGAGTTCGCTGCTTCCTATGTCCGCAAGGTCGCGGTAGTTGTCCGTGAAAAGGGTCGGTTTCTGTGTGAAGTAAATCGGGCATCTGCCTTGCCTTACTCCATAACGGATTAGGGCTGCTCCCTGTCTCCCTTTGCCTACACCTGTCATATCGCCGATGATAAAGGCGTTCCCTTTATTCATCTGATGTATGGCGAGTGCTACACTGTCTATCTGCTCGGCTGCAAGGTAACTGTAAAGTTCCTCCTTGCTTGAATAGCCAAGTTCATCTACAAGGAATTGGTCAACATCTCCAATCTCGGCAAGGCTTCTCTGCAATACCTCTGCCTGTGCCGCAGGTACGACCGACAGCAATGTGAAGCCGTTGTCGCTTTGGTTGGGATATGGGACTTTCTCTGTGGTAAGGTCAGGCTTTACTGCCAGTCGCTCTCCGTTGCTGTTAGGTCGAGAAGAAGCTGCGTCACGTCCGTTGCCTCCACTTCTTCCTCCGTCATTTTGTGGGCTTCCACTTCCATTGCTTCCGGACGCTGAGGATTGAGGTCTCTGAACATTGTCAGTGCCTCCTGCATTTCCTGCGTCTCCATTATCCACTCCAACAGGTCTGCTTCCTCCATTTCCGGATGAAGGTTGCTCGATATTGGACCCGGATGCACTTCCGCTTCCATAGCCTGTTGTGTCGGGTCGTTCCCTTGCTCCTTTGTTCGGGTTATTGCCTCCGCTACGAACAGGCGTACTCGTTCCTCCGTCAGCGGTTGACTCTGCTTCGGGCTGCACATCGGCAGGCTTATTCCCCATTTGGAAAACTTGCTGTATATCATCTTGTACTCGTTTGTAAAGTTCATCGAATGTTGTTACCTGTTCAGCGCGGGCTTTCGACTTTACAGGAGGATAGACACGCGAAAATTCCCCTGTCTTCCGTCCGTTTATCAATATCATACGCACGTCATAGCCTGTGCCGTTTCGCGCATAGAGTGCCTTGCCGCTTATATTGATAACGTCAGATACATTATAGTGGCTGTAAAGATAACCAAAAAATGCCGCATCTTTCGGATTCATCGACCCGTTTGTGCGATAACTTGTGTTGCCACCTATGATTATGGCGGCTCGTCCTCCGTCTTTCATGGAGTCGAGGGCGTTTATAGCCATCTGTCCCTCAAGGGAGGAAATCTTGAATACTCCGTCATATACCTTTTCGGTCACGCTCCCGAAAGGTGGATTGGTAAGAACACCGTCAACTTTCTCCCCCTCGAATGGCAGGAGTCCGTTCTGTGCCGTAACTGTGCCGTAGCCAAGTGTACGGAGGTTTTCAAGCCTACGCTCGTCTATGTCGTTCACATGGACGGTGGCGGGATTGAACATGATTGTCAATGCTCCGTTCCCTGCGCTCGGTTCAAGAATGCTCTTTGCATCATTCTTGGCATTGACAAACTGACCCATGACGTAGCCGAAAGGCGTAGGGGTGCTGTACTGCTGTTTTATCAACCTTTCGCTGTCTCTTGCATTGAGGCTTGGCTGCATATTATAGTAAGCCACTACTCGGTCATATCCCTTGCGCGGGTCAAGTTGATAGGTCTTTGCAGCCGTGCGCGTCAGTATGGTCATGGCTCTCTCTACAAGTTCCTGCAAGTCGGTTGCGGATATGTCCGCGAGAAGAGAGTAGTTTTCAAGCATTCCCCTGATGTCGCGCATAGTGAGTGTAACCTTTTCATCGCCTCGCTCCCTCATGTCTGTGCGCTTCATGATTTCAATAACAATATCATCTACCAAATCTCGCTCCTGTCTTGTGCGCTCTTGGTAGTCTGCCGAGTCTCCCGAAAGTTCTGCCTCCGGCTTCGGTTCGGGTGGAGTGGTATCATCGATTATGTCATTGATTATCTGCTCCTCTTCCTCCTCGAAGAGGTCGAGCTGTCCGGTGGTCGGCTTCTGCTCGGTAGGTTTGGACTTGGATGGCTTCTTCTTTCCCGGCTTTGTAGGCTTATCGTCTATTGGAGGATAGACACCGGGGATGAAATCACCCTCTGTTACTTCAATCTCCGTTCCACCTTCGTTAATTGTCTGTGAGGTGCTTCCGTCCGGATTCTGCCTTATGGAGTCCTTGATGGTGTTGACGGCATCTTCCAGATGCTGTTGACTCGCTTCTTCTGCGACAACATTCTCAGCGGTAGCCATAGCATCGACATTGGGTTTCCCGAAGTTGGCGGTATCAAACTTCATTACCTCGTCAAATGGTGTAAGCTCGTCTGCCCATTCGCTCTCCATGACTTCTTCTGTAGATCGAGTGAAGTTGTATAGGGATTTCAGATGAGGCCGTATCGCATCACCGAGTTCCTCTATCATAGCGGTGGCATACTCGGCAAACTTCCTCACGCCGTGTTTCATCATGAGGTAACTCATCTTCCCTCCGGCATACAGAAGTTCGGGAGGGAAGCCGGAGTTCAACTGTCCGAGACCATTATGAAGAATCTTGCGAAGTCGTTCAAACTCCTCCGCATCCTCATCATCAACCCATTTGCTCGGCTTCTTCTCCGGCTTAGCCTCTGCGTCAGCAGGTTTATCGGTAGGTGAAGAGGAAATTTCCGTTTCTGCGGGTTTTATTGCCGATTCAATGTCGCTTAGGCTGATAGGAGCGTTAGCGGTAGAAGTCGCATTGATGTTCATGACGGAAGCGGCAAATTCCTCCGCGTCCTCTCGGCTGCGCAGCATGTATCCTCCTGTCTCGCGGTCTGGCCAACCCTTCTTCTCCTTTGCCATGGCGCGGATTCTTTTCTGCTCCTCTTTTGAGAAGTCCCGGTCAAAGGTTACAAGATGGGTGTCGAGCGTCTTACCCTGCTTGTTGGTGTAGGGCTTTGACACTATGGTGTAGCCTTCTGTTGAGGTTGAGGTGGTTTGTTCCTGTGCCGGGGTTGCCTCCTCATGTTGGTTGGCGGCATTCTCCTCAGCTATGGCGTTGAGGATTTTTCCTGCCCGGTTGTAGCCGATCTTGAAATAGCGCATGACTGCGCTTCGTGATGCTTCATCCGGCTCTAATCCTTTCTTGCCGAGCCACTGCCTTACCTCATCGTGAAGTTCGTCCTTGCCTCCCTCATGTGATTCTTCGATGTGTACGCTCTTGTATTCTTTGAAAGGCTTCTGCTTGCGGTGTGAGGATTCAATCCATTTCTCAAAGTCCTCTATGCTGACGGTAGAGAAAACGAGCCTGCGTCCTTTCTCCCATCCATCCTCATAGTTGGATAGATAGGCTTGTATGGCATCCACTTTGTCATTGAAGCCAAGCATAACCTTATGCTCATCGAATGAGCCATCGGGATTATATTGGTCAACGACAAACACCTTCCTGCCGTTCCATCCGTCTATGTCGGAAGAAATATAAACGTCAATATGATCACCGTCCACACCTTTAGTGCCAAGGATATAGCCGTAGGTGTGGGTCATGGTGGTTTCCCATTTCTTGCCGTCCGGGTCTGTGCCGCTGCGCTTTGAGCCTTTCGGATTCTCGATGGTCACGTCAAATGTTCCCACTTGCACATGACCCTTCTTGTAATTCCCGGCTTTCTTCTGCCCATCGGTCGGAGTGGTGTTCACCTCAGCTTCCGCTTCGGCTACCTGTTCTCCTATCGTAGCAGGTCGTGAGCTGTCTATATAAGATATTACCTCTCGGAGGTCTCCGAATGCCTTGCCATCATACTCAAATATTGAGCCTGTATAATCCCCCTTGTCATTAGGAGCATCGACCTGTGTCACATTATGAATGCCGTCAATGACAACAGTGCGTTTGAGGGTCGGAGTGTAACCACCTTCCTCAGTCCAGTCATCATCCTTAACCTCAATGCGAGAGTTAAGCGCATCCTCTTCCGATGCAATCTCAGCCTCCTCAGCTATTCCTTCATCTCCGCGCTCTCCTCCTTCTCCGAGTTCTCTGCGCTCTCTGCGCTCTCCTCCCTGAAGGCCTCCCTTAGTATCGACGACAGTTTCTTGTACGCGCGGCCATTGAGCGCGTGTATATTCTTGTACTGCTTCACTTTCGGCAACTCTTCCGGGGTATTCTTCTGTTGACTCATATCGTTCACCTACTGGTTGTCCTCCGGCTTCTGATTCCCATCCGGACTCTCTGCGCTCTCCGGATGCTCCTCCTGATATCTCATGTGGTTCTCTTTCACGCGATCCATTATCTTCTTGTACGCGCGACCATTGAACGCGTGAATTGTCGTGTACTGCTTCACCTTTATCGGTTCTTCCTGCTGGCTCATATAATTTACTTAAAATCTTATCTTCAAGATAACGGAGTGTCGGTTCATCAAGCGATTTCTTTATCTTAGTTAATACCTTATTATACAGTTCTACATATTGAAGAGAGTATGCCAGAAATTCCTCCTCAGCCTTATCCTCAGCATATAAATCCTGAATATCGGCATACATTCCTCCGAAGACACCATTTGTATAAGGCAGAGCGCTAATCTGACCCGCATACGCCTCCAGAAACTCACGGCAATCATCACCAAGCATATCAACCACCGCATGCACATTCTCATGCAGAAGCACTCCGCTCAACGATTCATCACCATTCTTCCCCGCAAAGATATAGATTTTTTTATCACCGCGACTATATATAGCCCATGTTTCACCATCTTCGTAAGCATCAACAATATCCGCTCTCGAATTCTCCGGTAGCGACTCAATATCACGGACATCGCCAATAACACCCACATCGCAGCTCCACCGCCTCGACAGATAATCCTCTACATCGCGCCGGTCACGCTCTCCGAGCTTCGCCAAATCATCCGCCGAAATCCTGACGCCCGCATCTACAACACCCCCACCAGGGCCATCTAACCCTCGGGATGCGCCTTCAGGTAAGCCTCCCGACGTATCACGCAACGCATAGCCAGCTCCGCCTGATACCTCTTGTCCGACAACATTGCTCGGCGCTCCTCCGGCTTCACCAGATTTCGTTCCAGACAAAACTTCAACGCCTCCGTCATCAGCTGCGACTTCTCTTTCGCCGACAGCCTCTTCATTGCTTCTAAGTCCATATCTTTGCTGATTTACTAATTCATCCGCAATATTACCATAAAATTCCTGTTCATCAAAATTCCGGAAAGCATTTTCCATCTCGACAAGCATCTGCCCCTCATAAGCCTCATACTCATCATAGCCCATATGATATGCCTCCTGATAATGCTCTTCCCGCTGCTCGGCCTCATAAGCATCAAACTCAGCCGCAACACGTGTGGCACGGGCAATACGATTATTGGCTATATAGTTGAGTATATCTCCCATCGTACGCGCCTCACCGATACGTTCAATCAGTGCATCTCGTGCCGACTTGTTGTCATACGCCACGCCAAACACATCACATGCCTCCTTAAACAAATCCTCCGAAAGCCGATCAAGAGAGATGCCACCCTTTTCTGCCGAAGCAAATAGCCCGAACAACTTCCTGCGCTCTCCCTCTCCAAAACCGGTATGACTCGCAACGCCATATTTAATTCTGACACCACCCCTCTTAGTGTCGCTCCAAATCACCTTATGACGCGAAAGAAGCCACGACGCAACCTCGTCAATCGACTGTGGATTCATATCCTTAAGCACCTCGACCGCCTCCGGCACATGGCGCACCGATTCCGCAGTATCACGCAGTCTCTTATCAAGCCCGCGCTTCTCAGCCTCCCAACGCTCTGCTTCCTCACGCTCCTCACGTTCCTGCTCAGCCTTGATACGAGCCTCCTCTGCACGTTTGCGCATTTCTGCACTTCGGACGGCATCCGCCTCTGCCTGTCTGCGCTGTTTAGTCCCTGCAACCTTTTTCCAATGGTCGAGTGCAGTCTTGGCACGGTCTATATTGGCTATGCGTTCACTGTCGGCGGCAATAAACTCGTCAAGGTCTGTCGTGGGTTGGGTCTTTACTTTCTCTGCTTTCTTCAGTTCCGCTTCTGATGCGGCTACCATATTTTCAGCGAAAGACTGTGCCATTGCTTCATTGGAGGTTTTCTCAACAATGGCATCCCATGCAGTATCTGCGTCAACTGCTCCGAAATCCGGTTTACCCTTCTCATTGAGTGGCACACGGGACAATGCAGACTGCTTATGTTCCTCGCTCCGGCTCTGCTCCTGTTGAGGTTCATCCCAAATGATATTCCCGTTTTCGTCAGTCCTGCTGTTAATCAATGCCGGGTCAATGGGAATGAAACCGTCATCGGCTGTCTGTTGTACGTTTTCTACAGAATTTTCAGTTTTGGGAACGGTTTCCGAGGCTAAATCACGATTTTCCGTGGGAATTTCGGTGTTTTCGTCAGAATTGGGAACGGTTTCTGCATTTTCGGTAACGACAGGTTGAACTTCCTGCTGAGGTGTATCCGCCCTTTTCAGTATAGGATGATCAACATACATCGTACCGTCTTCCCAATGGATATTAAATTTGGAAAGACCGAGTGCCTCCATGTAGGGGATAAGACGTGATGCAGCTTCCCTATATTCTTCACTTGATACCCTTGCAGGGTCAATGCTTCCCGGCTCATAATCGGAAAGACCAAGCGTGTTGTCTCTTGCCATCATGTTCACGGCAACTTCGGTTGTGACGATGTTGCCCTGTTCATCATATTGCAGCTCATATCCATGCTTCAACTGATTGGCGAGGTTACGCAGTCCGTCAGTCGAAACACTTGTGTGTTCTGTCAGTTCATGTCCGGCAGGAAGGAGTTCCTGAGCAGTCAGCATCATATCTCGGTGATTCTCCCTTATGCCACTGCCGTTTTGAAATTTGGCACTCCATCGGTTGGTTGGATTTCCCTGCTCGTCATACTCACGGAAGTAGCCGACATAGTTATTGTCATCAATAGCGGCAATGACAACTGCATCGTTCCCATTCTCGTCTTGATACAACGTGCCGCCTGTGCCATTCTCGCTTTCGATATAGCGTGTGGCTCTGACAGGACGGTTATCATACGGCGTTTTATAATCATCGGGCATGAGGTCAGTCCGGCGGTTAGGATTGCTCAGTCCCGATTGGTCTGCCTGCCGTACCGCTTCGTCCTCAGCGGCTCTCTGCGCTTGCCGTTCATTGTCAAACTGCTCTACTCTCCGAGTGTTGGCGGCATCAACCCACTGTTGTAGGTCTGACGTGGCTACGGACTGAATCGTTCCGTCCGGATACTGAATGTCGACATAGCCGTCAAGGGGAATACCGTTCTCGTCAGTGGGTTGTCCGAGTATGGCAATATCTTCCGGATTGCCGTCAATGTCAAGGACAGAATATGACTCGCCGGGCGTGAAAGAAAGAACACCGTCTATATTGTTGGCGGCGGCAACGGCTATTTCATCAATGATTTGTTTGCGTGCAGCTTCTTTTTCGGTCTCGGCATCAACCGCTTCATCCACACTGTGAAACTGCGTAGGGTCGGCAAACTCCACTTTACCCGTCTCGGCATCACGGATTATAATGCTCTCGCTTGAATTGTTGGTATCAACACCAGTACCGTCCTCAAACATGGCTACAGTGCCATTGACAATATACACCCTGCGGTCATCCGCTTTCATAGTAGCAGGTTGTATCATGCCCGTCTCCCGGTTGATGCGACTGTCAATCATGGCATTGCTTTGGGCGATACGTCCATCCACATCGTCACGCACCCGCTGTATCATGCCGTCATATACCGCCTTCGCATTGACATAATCAGATGCGATGTGTCTGAGTTCCGGGTCATGAGTGACGGACAATGCTCCTATGGGGTCGTTGTCGAAGTCCTGTACTAAATCTTCAGACAATGCCGATGCAAGACGCCCTCGCTGTAAGTCAAGCATCTTTTTTGCATCGTTCATAGCTTGTGTGTCTTCACTTTCTACAAGCTGCTCCCCATGCTCGAAGCTCTCTTCGATGTCCTGCTGTTCGGGTGTGCTTGTCCCTTCTGCGCGTGTCGTAGCCGAGGCTATCTCATAACCTCGTGCTTTCATGAGAGAATGGGCATACTCTACAATAGCCTTCCCTTGCTCGTCACTCTTCGCATGTGTCCTCACAAGGTCACGGATTACAATACCAAGGTCTTTCTCATCGGCATTCTCAATCTGACTGCGTATCTCTCCCCAATCTTCACCGAATCTCCATGAGCATATGCTGTTGCTCTTGCGGAGATTCCCCTTGGCTTTGGCCTTGGCGACTGGATATCCCACAGTCTTCAGTCCTGACACGAACCCCCCGAACAGCCCGACACCAAGCACAATGTCTATCTGCTGGTCTGCATCCCATAGGTCGCTTATTTTGTTGTCTCCGGTGAAGATGCTGTTGAGCACAATCCCGGCTTCCTCTTCAAGTACCTCGCCGACAGTGCCGTTCCAATGTGCCCGCTTCTCGACTTCGCCTATGGCCTTGGCCCACTCGTTGCTCCCAATCTTCCCGATCATGTCGCTCACCGCATCCACTATCTTGCCGCCACCCACGGCTCTTAGTCCTTTCCCGACTCCTTTCCCGATGGCATTGCCTATTATGCCGAAATGTTCACCAAGCATCTCGGTGTAGTTCTCTATGATTGCGGATGTCTCGGCCTTGTAGATGGCTTCTCCCCAATTGTGGCTTCCGTCAAAAGAAATATTCCCGTTCTCATCTTCTACCACATTGCCTTGATAACGTTCAATGGCATTCGCTGCGGTCTTGGGAGCCTGCAATGTGTTGGCAAGTACCGAGGCCTCTGCCACGTCTCCCAATACTTGTACACCAACAGTCTTGGCGGCAAGTTTGCGGGTCTCTTTCTTTGCGAATGCCTCTGCCGCCTCTCCGGTCAACCCTTGGGCGGCTTTCCTCATGGCGATCTTGCGTAATCCAGATTTACCATATTTCGTTACCAATGCACGGCTCAGACCGCTCGCGGGATTCAATGCCATCTGTGCCATGAAGGGAAACATCTCGACTGTTATCTGCGCGGCGTTATAGCCGTGAGGTGTCTCGATGTTGTCCCGGACATCCTGCCCAAGCATCGTGGAATAGACGAGGCTGACTTCCGCATCTGTAAGGTCTGTTCCTTGCTTGAGCTTCTCTTCGACATCCATAAGCTGTGTGGCTTTCTGAAGAGCCATGACCCCTCCGACATATAGGTCAGCGTCCGAAAGTGCATGCCGCGCTCCCATCTTCAGATTGCGCCAGTTGTTGCCTATCTTCCAGAATCCACCCATGAAACCATCACTCTTATTTAGTTTTCTTGTCTCGAGCAGTTTCTTTGCATCGGTCAGCACTTGGTTTTCGGTAAGATATGTTCCTATGTCCTTATCTTCCGCTGTCATGTATTGTCTCGGTTTGGGCGCATTGGCGGTCACGCTCCTGTTGGCAGCACCTCCCACAATCCTTACAAAGTTTGACCAGAACCCCTCGTCATCATTCCATTCCCCTTGTTCGTCTAACCTTTTTGCACGGTTGTCGTATAGCTCGTGCAGGTTCTCCTCATTCTCGGCAAGCCGTATCCGTGTCTGCTTCTCCGCAGAGTCAAGGAGGTCTTTCTGTTTCTGCTTCTCGACATCACCTTCTTTGGCAGGATTGAGACCATTCTGCTCCATGCGCTTGATGAATTCGTATTGCAGACGTGCCTGTCTCGCCCCATACTCAGCCTTGTCAGCGTCAATAAGAGATGTGGAAAGTGAACCGTCCGACAGCATCCACTCTGTCTTTGCCACCCCGTCCTCTAATTTTATTCCGTGAACTACGGGAGAGTTAGGATTGGACTGTCCCTTGGGTGTATCCGAATTCCCCTCGGTTGCTGGTGAAGTGTTCGGTGTAAGTCCGAGAACTTTTGTCGGAGTCCCGATAATCCTCGCCCTCATCTCTGCTGCCTTGCGCCTGTTCCTCCCTTCCTCAGTACGGGATTCCGCCAGACGGCGTGTGCTCTCAACACTCTGCTGCATCCGTTCAAGTGTGGAATCAACACCACTCTGAATCTCGCCCATCATAAACGCTTTCTGCATTGGGGTCGGCTTCCATCCCTCCTCTTGTTCCTTATTTTCTACAGTCGGCTCAACCTCCGCAGTTGAATCGGTGGTAGCCGGAGACAAATCAGCAACGGGAGAAGATGGTGACGTTCCTCCGACAAGAGAAGAGAATTCGGCAATATCCTTTCCTACATTGAGACCGGACTTCGTTGCAGTATCGTATGCCCATTGACGAGAGTCCGCATTGGTACGCATGAGGCTGTCAAACTCATTCACATCCTTGCCGACATTGTAACCTTTGCCTTTGAGCTGCTCATACAGCCATTTGGTACTTTCGTTAGCTTCTTTAGCCATATATAATACTATTTTACACCGGGCATCGTGTTGGTTGAATCTCCACCGCCAACGCCGGGCATCGTGTTAGTGTCTGATTTTGATTTCTTTCTCTTTTCCGCCTCACGCTCTATGTCGGCTGCAATGTCCTTGACAGGGCGTTGGATGGTGCGTTGCTTCTTAGGTTCGCCTTTGTGGTTACGTTCCGTAACCTGTACTTCGGTAGTAGGCACACCATAGTCGGGAGCAAGACGCATGACAGCACGGTCGTAGTCCTTGTCATCGCCGAAACGCATAGGCTCATCATCTTCAAGTTGGAGTGTGGGACCGGCTTTACCCTTACCCCTGCTTCCGCCATTGTCGTAATACCTCGCTCTTGAATAGGATGCGGAGGCTGATGCTTTCGATGCTCCTGCTGCGGCATCTTTCTGACGTACACCTGCACGGAGGTTTTCTTGCTTCAGCGTCTCGGTCTCCTCAGCAAACTGTGCTGCTATGCGCTCCTGTTCTGCCTTATACTCGGCTGCTGTAATCTGGTGACGCTTCAACTGTTCGTTGAGGTCAGCCATAGCCTTATCCTGTGCTGCTTTTATCTCATAGCGTTCATCCGCAATCCGCTCACGCTCTAAAGTATGCCGCCAATTCCTTTCTTCACGGTCTCCTGCCTCATCCATGGCCAAGGCACGGAGATAGCCGTCAGAATATGCCCTGCGGTTGGCTTCACGCTCCAATCTGAGTCTATCCCACCGTTCACGCGCTTTAGCCGACATTCCTTTGGATGGATCATAAGCATTGGGCGCATACTGAGTGGTGAAGAAAAGGTTAGACAGGGCAGAAATGCCGTCACCGACAGCGGCAAGAACCGCCTCACGTTTTTCTCGCTTCTCCCGTTTGGCACGTTCCTCAGCCGTTTCCGGCTTCTTAGGATTGAGTGCCTCAAACATTTCGACATAGCTCAGACGCTTTTTCTCCTCGGTCTGCTCTTGACGCTTCGCTTGTGGCTGACCGTCAGTTCCGGGTGTTTGCTTGGTTTCCTGGAGGGGTGCGGCTGTCGGCTGTGCCACTGGCTTAGAACCTACAGTGTTCTCTGCTCCCTTCAACTGACCGTCAATAGGAGGTGGGGAAACCTGCACAGGCTTCGGTTTCACAGTGGGTGTTCCACCGCTTAAAATATCATCGAGTGCCGCCATATCAAAGTATTCCCGCTATGTTAGACCCTGCCTGAGCCACACCCCCTATAGCCTGGGCCGTACTCTTAGCCTTATTTATCTCCATCTCATTGAGCTGCTGCTGCAAAGCCTCATCCTTCGCCTGATACTGCGCCTCGATCGAGTCCTTTCGCCTCTCGGCATTGACGGCGATGGTTGCGGTGGCATCTGCGAGAGCCTGATTGTTTGCCGCTTTTGCCGCCGCCACACTTTCTTCTGTACCACCCATGACCGCCTGTGCGCCCGCTGCCTGTCGGTTACGGTTTCGGATGGATTCTTCAGTCCTTGTCAAAATAGCCTGTGCATCGGCCCGCTGTGTTGCGTCCTCGTTATACCTGCGGTCATACCAGTCCTGATTACGCCGACGCTGCTCACTCAGATTATTCTTCACACTCTTCATAGCCTTCGAAGCCGCGATGCCGCCGAAGATACCCCCGACCGCACCAAGTCCCGCACCGATTGCGCCTCCCAAAAGTCCCATTGTTATACGCTGTGATGTTAAAGATAAAATATTAAGGCTAAGGTAACACCTTATCTTTGCTATCATATTTTATCTTTAACCACATGTGATTTTATCATGGCATTAGGCAAGAAAACAGGCGGCCGGCAAAAAGGCACGCCCAACAAAGAAAATCCCCTCAAAGGCTATCTTCGCGCCCATAGCCTCGCATACTTTGAGCCGCGTGTACAGACCGACCCTATAACCGGAGGGTCACGTGAAATCCAGCGTCAACGCCTCGTTCAAGACGAAGAAGGCAACGTCTATAAAGTCATCGACCTCATCCCCCTCACCGACCATACCTCCGGCCTTCCACTCACTATCTCCGACTTCGAGGCCGACATGATTGCACTCAGTCCCAACGAGCGCGTCAACGCAGAGCTGCGCCTGCTTGAGTTCCACACACCGAAAATGAAAGCCGTTGAGGTCGATATGGACGTTCGCGGTTCAGTCACCACTATAGAGGACCGGTTACGCGAACTCTGCGGAGAAACTGACGAGGACGACGACTGACACGCCCCCACTTCTATCTAATCCATCTACTTTTAGAACATTAATGCTACATTAATCCCCATAAATGTACATTTATTCCCATAATTGTACATTTAAGCCGATAAACTCCGCATTTGGTACACAAATAAAATAAAAGAAAAGAAAAATAAATAAAAGAAAAGGTGGCGGTGGTGGAGTGCGCGCACACGCGCACGAACACACTCACACGCACGCGAGAGAAGACACCGCCGCCCCACCGCCAAAAATTTTTAAAAAAATTCTTCAGAAAGAATGACGCCTATACAACAAAAACAGCCCCTGCACGCAACGCCCGCCTACCGCCCTGCACCTCGTCATAAACCGACGACAGCCTCAACGCCGATGAAATCTCAGTCCACGTCTCAATCGGGAAGAGCCAGCCGACATCAGACTCTCCCCAACAGCATCCAAATCCAAAAAAACAGCCCAAAATTTCGCGTCTAAGCCACTTCCCGGCCCAAAATGATATCACCCTCCACCCAATGCGATTCGCGCGATTCTGCGGCATTTATGAGACTCTCAGAATATCTTAGGGATATTATCAACAGCCTCCTGCTTCTTTGCATCCACGATTTTTGCATAAATCTGCGTTGTTCTCAGTTCCCGGTGTCCAAGAAGTTTACTCACCGTATAGATATCCGTCCCCAGAGTCAGCATCATCACCGCAAACGTATGCCTCGCCACATGAAACGATATATGCTTGTCAATCCCTGCCCTCAGAGCCCAAATCCTCAGACTGTTGTTTGTTTCAGCCGGAAAACGGATATCTCCGAACACACGATCGGCCGCCTTTGCATTGCCCCTCACACCAATCAGCTCTGCCGCCTGTGCAGTGATGTCCAGATACTCCTGCCCCCCGGTTTTCTTCTGACGGAACACCAACCTGGTCCGTCCATTAAGTTCCGTCACATCCCCCCACGACAGCTTCTCAACATCCGAGCGGCGCAGACCGGTGAGACAGGCGAAAAGGAATGCCCTCTTGATTTCAGGATAATCACAGTCAGTCCCCGCCATAGCCCGTACCTCTTCAAGAGTCAGATATTCCCTCGTTCCCTCCCGAGTACTGAAACCCGATATACCCCTCATCGGGTTTGTTCTTATGATACCGTCCTCGTAAGCCTGACGCAGACATGTACGAAGTTTATTGAAATATGAATGCTTGGAATTCTGCGACAGCGGACGCCTTTCCCTCCGCACCCTACGGTCACACCCGAAAGCCTCAGCACTATTTTCCAGATAATCACGAAAACCCTGCACCCACTTCGGTGTGATATCGGCAAAAGTGAGCGACTGACGTGGATCATACTTCATCAGATGCCGCAGACATGATGCCCAGTTACCGAAATTACCACTGCTCTCCTTCTTCTTGCGCTTCTCCGATAGCGCATTATAGTAGTCATAAAACAGAGTATCTTCCCTACTGTCCTCCTTAAAGCCGTGCGCCCCCCTCTGAATATCCACAATACGTTGCGCCTTGATGGAGGCCGCCAAAGCCAATGTCTGCTTATTGCGCTCCTTATCAGCCCTTGTCTTTTCCGGAACAAGATACAGTTTCAGAAACTCATACTCCCTGCGACCGTTGATATAGATTGCAAGATACAAAGACACATTTCCGTTTGCGAGAGTCTTGCGCCTGATTCTCAC